CGGAGCCGTCATATCGAGTGTGGTGCCGGCATTCACCTCCAGATGTCCATCTGCGCTGGCGATGATATTCTCGCCGCCAGCCGCATCATGGAAACTCAGCTTTGAGTCTCCGGCCAGCACCAATTCGTCTCCGGATTCATCCCATAGCATGTACTGGCCACTCGTCGCTCCAAAGAATTTGACGTCATGGCCGACATCATTGACGCCTACAGTCAATCCGGTCGTGGGCGCCAGCGTCATCAATTCATAGTTGTCACTGCCGGCCCTCACGGCCTGAAAGGAGAGTTCGCCTTCCTCAGACCCAGCGGCATCCGATACCACAAAGGCCGCTATGCGGGCGTACGTATGCGTTGCGTCTCCATCGTCCGGAAGCTCGAATGCAAGAGCTACCGCGCTGGAATTGTCCGTCATATTGGACCCGTCCGAGGGGTCCCACCCGAGGGTCAGTACCTCCTTAACGGCTCCAGCCGCAGCCTCGACCGTCGTCATCTGGTTAGAGATTACCCCGGTTGAGCTATATCCGGCTTGGAATACAGCATTGGCCGTACCTCCCGTCATCGCATAGAGATCAATCCGGCTATCCTCAGACCCGTTCGACGCATCCGTGAGGACCCAGTCCAACTGTCCAATGGACGTCTCGTTCCCGCCATCATCGTCGGCAAAAAGAACAATTCTCCCGCCGTCGTTATCGGCAGCGGTGCCCGACACAGGGTTAATCCCAAATTTGACCACCTCGCGTATACCACCGGCAGCAGCAGCCGTAGCCTCCCATGTCTTCATGCCTGCGGCAGTTTGGGCACGATCCATGGTCATAATGCCGTCCGAAGACGTATAATCTATGTTAGACGAGTCAATATTATTGCCTTCGATAAAGGTCAGAATATTATTGACGAAATCCCGTAACGGTTCCGCGTCGAGCGGATCGCCCGGATTTGGCAGGCTTTTAGAAGGTCTCGTTACAGTTGCGATGACAGCACCTCCGTGTGCTTAACTCATTCCAATAATTGGTATACAACCTGATAGCCCGCTATGGAAGCGGGTTGGTTCCCAGACCATTCGGGCGCAAGTTCCTCACATACCCTATTAACAAAAAACACATTGGCAGCTGCGCCTCCGGAGTTCCAATTTGCACCTGTGGTCCACAGGCTGGAGCCATCCCATGTCGCCCCCGTTAAATCCAAGGTATTTCTTTCTGACGGCTTATCTCCCTGATCCAGATGCAGGGTCATGTCCGCAGTTTGCTGTCCCACTCGACTCTTATAGTAGGAAATGATCTGGATTATATGCTTACTACGGCCTTGATACCCCAGATCATTTGGAGTCATTTTCAGATTCCAGTTGTATCCTGTGCCATTGTCATCCGTTTTGGCTTCATCATTACCTTGAAATGCATATCCATCTACCGTCCCATACCAGTCATACTCTACATCGCTTTGCAGAAAACTCTCTGCGAAGCTGAGTTTATCCGACGTTACGTCAAACGTGATATCCCCTGTCTCCCAATCCCACACCATAACCAAGTCATGCCCGCTGGTATTAGCAGCAGAAGATAAAAGTGTGCGGACCTGATGATCTCTCGCCCGGATGAAGCTCTGGGCATATTGGAGCCGGGACTGATTCAGCTTATTCCATTCATCCTGAATATCCAGTGTCACGATCTCGAAACTGAGATCGGGCCGGATGACGAAGGCCCCCTCGCGGGCTACCCCGAATACAAATTCCGGGCGCTTGACAATGGATGCTTTCGCTATAGGACTGAATCCGCGAATGGGATCTTGGAGTCGGAATTCAAGGAAGCCCTGTTGGTATTCGATGCTGCCCGGATACAGGCCATCCTTCTTAAATACCAGCAATCTCCCGAAGTTGTCCGCTCCGCCCACTATAGCCGGTCCATCCTCGTAGATCTCATAGCGGTTATTATCCGGCCAGTTATTGATTGACGGGATAAAGAAGCGCCTATCGATGTCAGACCACCGGACTCTCGTGGGGTATTTCGTACTGCCTTCCGTGGGAGCGAGGGAAATCAGTGTTCCCCGATGCTCCAGCAGGTCCTCTGTGGTGGCTATGGATACACTGCCAGCAGCAAAGGAGATCGCAGCGGCATTTGCCGGAGTAGAGAAATCCCCGCTCCACGTCCAGAGTTCATCCTTCCCATTACACGCAATAAGCGTATCTCGGAGGAATGCGAACCGATATCGATCATCATTGCCGCTGACATTCAGCGACAGAGATCCGGTAATGTTGTGCTGCGTACTGCCATTGTCGGTATAGACTTTCGTCGGCGTAGTGATGATCTGCTGGGTGCCTGACTTGAATGTCTGCTGCCTAAGGCCGGTGATGTCCTCCGCAGATCCCAACTGAGATGTCAGAAACGTGTCGTATCCCCACCTTGAGTCTGCCGCTCCGAATTCCGACAGATTGATATTCCTGACCTTCGCGGCATGCTCCGGACTCAGGCGATCATGCGGATACAACCATCTTGATCTTTGTCCCTTCGGCCGAAAGATGGGCGAAATTTGCGTTCCGGGAGCTACGTGTGGGGCAATAGCCATTAGAGGTAGTCAATCCCTTGGATCAGGGGGCGCCCCGGAACAATGGCCACCGTGGTGACGTCTGCAAAGGTCTGTACCGTAGACACATCCGCATCGTTCACCACTCCAGCGTACCGCTTCATTCCGGTCTGGAAATTAACTCGCAGATCCTGCGCCTGCGGGAGCTTGCCTACGGTCGGCAGCAGCTCCAAGGCTGTGCCCCAGACCAGAACATTATGAAACTCTGCGTCGATCTCCGCCCAGTCTTCATCATTAACCAGATCGGGCTTTCTCATGAGAGCGCGGACTGTATACGTCAGGACTGAAGACGGAATAGGATGAAACTCTATCCAGAGATACGTTGGACTTTCCCACCACTGTGGGATCACGGAAAACGTGGTCCCCGATGTATTTCCCTTTATTGTGACATTCCCCGTCCAGCTGAATCCTTCCGCTTGATCCTTGACGGTCCGTTCTATCCCGTTTGCGTCGAAGGTATTGGACGTAGCCACCTCAGTAGTGCCGTCCATTGTCACTACTTCAGTCGTCAGCACCCCCGACACAAAGCCATTAATTCTGACCTCGAAGTTAGATCCATCAGAGGTCGATGAGCTAACTACTTTCAGCTTCTCTGCGGAAGAAGGCTGGGCCTGTGCCCCGTATTTGCCCACGATGTACGCGAGGTCCGGAGTCCCGCTACTGCTTGTCCCCGGATACGTCAAATCGTACTGCCGGGCCGACGTAGTAAATATGTTCTTGTCGTTCGTCCCATCATCTATGTTGAGGATCTCCTTGACGTACAGTGGCAGCCCGTACTTGGACGTACTGGCCACTGTCGTCAGGGAGAACTCACGCCGCTCCTCGTCCGCATTTGCCATATTCAGCATATAGCGGTACTGCCGGTTCATTGCGGCCTTCACCATTGTGAGGGCCTTAGGCCCGGCTATCCCAAGGAGGTCGAGGACCTCATCCTGAAGTCCTTTATAATGGGGCATTATTCAGACGCTTCCTCTTCGGCATCCACGATCTCGTCCTCAGCAGCCTGAAGCATTCCCAGACGCTGGTCTGGAGTCAGGGTCCCAAGGAATTCGATGACATCGGCCTGCCCCGGACCTTCCGAATTATTTCCGCCGATAGCCTTTTTGAATCCTTCTTCAATAACACTGAGCACCCGAGTTTCGCCTTCGAGCCTCTGCTGCTCATAGGTCTGAGCCAGATCGTGATTCCTCGCGGGGCCATCCGTCTTTTCGACCTTCTTCAGCTTAAAGGCAAAGGAGGAAAAGCGAGAGAGGCTTCTGCCGGTTTGATCCTCGCGGTTGTCTGCCTCGAAAGAGCTGAGGATATCTCCCGACTCAGTGATTGCCACTTCTCCTTCCAGCTCTCCCATAAGGTCAACAATGCACCCATCATCTGCAATCAATCCGAGTCGATGGTGGGAAATTACCTGATCGGGCCAGATCCCCTGCACATGCTTCGTATCTGTGACCAGAGGATTAGTGGATTCAAACTTCCGGAACCATACAAAGTCCAGAAGATCCTTCGGCAAATCGACGTCGCCTAATGGCGATTTTTCGACCGCGTCACGTAGTTTCTTTTGCTGAGTTTCCCCAGTTATGACTTCCGTCACGGGTTTCTCCTATAACGTTAAATGGTTGTGGGATAAGGACTTAGATTGTATGCCCGCAGATCGTTACCTGACAATCTGCTGAACTGGCTGCGATCTTTCCCGCTATGAGCGCGGATCTCGTGGCCGGCACCGATAGGCCGGAAAAATGGAAAGAGAAGCCCTCCACAGATACATCGATCTTGGACTCCCACACAACGGTAGTGCCATCGAGAATTTGCAGAAGTGAATCCGCGTCAACATGCCCGGAGATGCAGGTGACGACGTGCGTATTGGAACTCACGGCAGCGTGAGTCGCAGTGGCTCCGGAATCCGTGCCCACCGCCGTCTCGCTCCAAAAGCTTCCTTCGATCAGTGCCATCCGTGGCTTTTCCTTTCTCTTGTACGAAAATAAAGGGGACAGGCAGAGTAACCGGGAACGTAACCCCCACCCGTCCCCCGGCCCGACTGCGGCCTACTCTTCCATCTGTATGATGACCATCCCCGTCTGCGTGGGCAGATTAACGAAGGGATGATCCTTGTAACCTTTGAAAAACTCCTCCAACCCGGACCAGTAGTCGTCACGGGTGTTATCCACAGCCACAGTGCACTTGTCCGCCCTGTGACTCTCCACATATTCCAATTCTTTCTGTAGGCCCTCCGCCGTGTGGTCCCCATCGAGGAAGGCGAATTCAATTCCCTGCAAGCTCGCCAGCGGTTCAGCAGTAAATGCCTCCGGCGTTTTCCCCTTGAGTGCCGTGACAAACGGAGACAATTCCTGCGTGATTGCCCCCGTATCCCGGATCGCAAAATCCACCATATCTATGGTGTAGAGCATTCCCTTGCCACAGTGCTCATTCCGGTGCAAAGCCTCTGCTATCGCCCGAGTCGATCTTCCCTTATTCGTTCCGGTTTCCAGCACAACCACAGGATGCAGAGCCTCTACAAGCCCGCCCAACGCTGCCGCCTGTCCCTCGTCGATAGTCCAAAGTGTCCAATCTCCGGAGAATTCTTGGGGGAATACAGGGTTTATCCTGAACTGCTTTCCCGGATGACGATCCCTCTTCGCCATCAATTCCATTCGGACGGCGTAATCCCCGCTCTCCTGTAGCGGTCTCTCTGCGTCTACCCATGTAACCAACTCCGAGCTAAAGCTCTCAGAGGGGTCCATATTGCTTAGATATTGGGCCAACGCACGGCGATCTGGCTCCGACAACTCCCGCACCATTCCATTGCCATTCGGAACGAGCCGCACTTCTTCCTCTGCCTTTCGGGAAATAAAGGAGTTACTCATGCCTACTCAGCGACCCGATGACGGGGGGTGGACAATCCTTGCCTGCTGCTTTCCATTCTTGCTGCCGGACCTTAATGTCCTCATCGTCGTCGCAGATCATAATCTGGTACTTCTCTGCCCATGCCTTGCGATACTTGTCGCCCTGCGGGGTCGAAGGCAATCTCTTAACCGATCTCCATGTCCGACCGCCACATTCCGCGCAGTTGACGCCGCCAGAAATGTGGATATCGAATCCCTGCCGGCAATCTTCGCAGATGTAGATCCTCATACAAGATTTGCCGCCTTTTCCCGGATCACCGCGTAATGATTGCGGACGTCCGAGTCCCCCGGAATAATGTGCAGGCTTGCCCGCACCTTCTCGTCTTCCTTGGACAGATTCGCCTCAACGTGTTCCCTCCACTCGCGGGTCACAACGGGCGTGAATCCCATGTGGCCGGCGAACACGTCGGTGTCGCACCAGATTTCAATCCCTTTACGCTTAGCCCGGTAACACCAGTACATGTCCTCGGTGCCTGACTTCGGCATCACGAAGTAGGGGATTCCGGAGTCATTCTCCTCCTCGAACGACAAATCCTCCTGCGGCGGACGTCCGAGGAACTGATCGGCAAGCATCTGCTCGTCGTCAGACAGCTTCTCAAAGGCCTTATACAACTCCTCCGGCAACGTACTCTCGCCAGTGCATTCGCCTTTGCGGCGCAACACTTCGGTCTTCACCAACATGCAGTGAGTCCCTCCGCCATCGACCTCGATCAGGCCCTGATCCAAATCCTTGGTTTCCAGATTCCGATAAGAAGGATGATCGTGAAAATTCCCCGTTGTGCTGATCAAGACGCCGACCTCGTGCGGCATCTTCCGCATCGCATACGGCGCAATCACGACGTCCTTGTCGTGGGCCAGAAAGCGAGGCAGGATTTCCGGATCGATAACCGCGTCGTCATCGAGCCATAAGATGTGCGTGAATTTTCCCTCAACGGCAACCTGACACATCTGCGTTCGAGCGAAATGCACGAACGATCTGCCGATTACTGTCCAGTTATACTCAATCCCTCCCCGTGACCAAGCATCGCCGCATTCCACATGATTCGCATGTACGGTGGCGTGGAATTGGTTTGTGTAATTCGGTGTTGCAATGAGCACCTTCGTCTCATCTGGAAATTCATAAACAGCCATTCCTTGTCCCCGGATTAAGAGTGGGTGGGGACCCAAGAAGCCCCCACCCAACTAATTACAGCAGATCCAACTGCACTCTGCACTGCGTGGCGTTGACATTTTCCAGACAGAAGCCCAGACCTGCCCTCGCATAAGCAGCCGTGGTGGTGGTGGTCTGCACATCAGCGGTCACAACCCCCGTGGGGGCGACACCGGCCGAAGTGGCCACGGCCAAGCGGCCCGTAGCCAAAGCGGCAGATGCCCGTACCGTCGCAGGCCCGTGGACCTGCAAGCGGCCGTAATCTTCCTTCGCAATGGTAGACTCGACCACTCCAGCGACCGGCGCGGCAATGCCAGTGGTGGCATTGACAGCGACGTCCACTTTCTCCACGTAGGAGCCTTGCTGAGAATCCGTGGCGGTAATCGTAAACTCGCATACCGTCCCCGGAATCAACTCGGTCCCTTCGTTATTGTAAACCACAATGAAGGCCGTTTCGGCCTCAGCGCGGCTCGCGGTCATAAACTGCATGGTTTAACTCCTATATGAATACGGCAGTCCAAGCCAGCGTGTCAGGAGCACCTGCGCTGCCTTGGACGTGGACAGAGCCATTGGCTGCCGTTCCGGCAAAATCCGACGAATTGATGTTGACCCGAGGCATCACAGCGTCGTCATCATCTTCATTGTAGTTAATCGTGAAGCTGAGGATCGTGCTGTTCGGTAGAATCGCCGACGTCGTCGCATTCGTGTCGGATTCCAACGTCCCCGAAATCATCGTCGCATTACCCAACGATACTCTGGTGCCGGTTGTGATAGTGAAATCTCCTACGGCCATTCAGGACCTCCTTTTTAGGTGATCCCTGCCAGCTTGCCACTCTTGCGCCGGTTGTTGGTCGCCAGATTCCCCTGAAGGAAGATCTGCGTTAGCAGGGCATCCTGATTCACAGGTTTCTGGAATCCGCCTTCCGCCATACTGAAGTTGGCATCCGAGTGGACAAACAGGTGGATATGATTGGAATTGAGCATGTGAAGCTCGCCCGAGGTGCAGTAATCATCCCAATCGATCTGCACTCCCTTGTACAGCAGGGAAGTGAGGCCAGCATCTGCCTTGCCGCCGGGCTGATAGCGCACCTGCGGGAACAGCAGAGCTTCGAGAGATTCATGCACGGACTGCGTGGTAACGGCATAGTCCGGCCCAGAGGCCGCACCACCCTTGCCCTGCTTACAGTCATTGTACAGGGTTCGCAGCTTGGGCAGCAGGTTGGTAGCAGCCGCACCCACAGAGGTCTGCACCTGATTCTGCCATGCGGTATTATCCGTATCGACAGAGGCGTAGGCCGTGGTGCCGGGCGTGGTTTCGTGCATCGCTGCCAGCCCGGTCAGCTGCTTGTTGCTGGTGCCAGTACCGTCTGAGAACAGCCCGGTAGCGACGATGTCCGCAAGGGACAGCGCGGCCTGAGTAATCTTCTCCTGTTGGAGATTCGTAATCCGGCTCGGTCCCTTATTGCTTCTTAGCTCGCGCCCGTGGACGCTGATTGAGACACTGCCCTGCTTCCAAGCGTAGAAAGCAGCGGTCATGCCTGCTTGAGCAGTGGTATTCAACTGCTCATAATCAGCGTACCAGCCAGCCGTCGAGTTCTTCTCGTGGAGCAGTCCGACGCGAATACGCTCACCGCCGTCCAGCACCTTAACCCGGCCTGAAGATCGGAGCCACTGTAGGAGCACGTCGTTGTTAAAGACTTGATCCTCCAGCGCCCCTGACTTCAGCACCTTCATAAGGGTGGTCGTCAAGAGCGGACCATATGTCAGACTTAGGTTGGTTTCGTTAGCCATTTGGTCCTCGTAAACTGCCCTTCCGGGCAGCTATTATTAAATGGGGTTCGGAACCTCCCTGTATGCCGCAGCAGAAGCATTGGCAATCACAGCGTCCAGATCCACCTTGCCGTCCGTCTTTGTTGCATACACGTCCGGTTCAGCTCGACCTGATGCCGCAGTCCGAGACTCCACTACGCTCCGCATGGCTTGATTCGTCCGATGAGCTGCCGCTCGTCCCGCGCCGTTAACCGCTTCATCCCTACCTCGATCATAGGCATCCTGCACCAGTTGATCGTGCCGTGATAGCACGAATAGATCTCGTGCATTTGGCCCATGTTCGGCGTCATAGAGGCGATTAAAGGTTTGTTGGGCTTCGTCCCTGATGCCTTCATTGAATACGAATTTCCCGGATTCGTCTCGATGACCGAAGTTCTCTCCATATCGCTCGATAGCTACATCGATCTCATCTTGGAGATATTCGCTCTGGCGATCCTGCTTATCCTGCTCTTCCAACTGATCCTGACGAACGTATCCCCTGTCTTCAGCCATGCGATCAAACAAGGCCCACTGCGTAGGGGTTACTTTGTTCAGCTGGGTTTCAACCGGATCAGGCGGTCCGACTGGAGGCCGGGGTGCCTGTTCTTGCAGGTTGCTTAAGGCTCCATTGACTTCGTCCAGACGATTTTGCAACTCAGCTTTCGCATCCCGCCACTCAGAGCGAGTATTGTGATAGCCAGTTAGCACACTGCGTACGGGAGCAGAGAACTCCTCCCCCAGTGATTCGTCTATTTTAGTAAGGACTTCATCGATTCCGAGTCGTTTCCCTCCGGCATCCGTGGCCGTTTCCTGTGCGGACGTGCCTCGGGCGGTCGTGGACGTGTCGGATGAGGGCGAGTCCCTACGGGCGCCCTCGTTGCTCACCAGAGTTTCAATCTGGCGCTGGTTTGCAGCCCGTTCCATCTCCTGAATCTGACGGAAACCGTCAGGCTCTGGAGAATCATCGTGCTTCACCGCGTCCAGATCGACTTCAGATGAGTTTGGTGTTTGAGTCATTGCTTCCCTGCCCGGTTAATTACGATACCCGCTGGGGACTTCCTGTCCTCGCGCCTTCCCTGACTCGCGGGTATCAGAGTGATTGAAGGAATTCTTTGATAGCGTTTACGTCCTTCTTAGACACGAGGATATACTCATTGTCTTCCAATACGCTCTTACGGGCACCATTGATGATCCCCATTATCTTATCCGCATCCTCAGACGCCACTTCCTTCTTGGATGCCTGTTTTGCCGGCGCTTTAGCCATCTGTAATAATCCCTCCTTCTCCAGTTTCATTTATCATATCGTCATCACTTACTGACGACACCTCCCATTCATCAGGAGGGGGACGGGGCACCGCCTTGGCTCCTCGTGGAGCTACCGGCTTTACATGGTGAGGGGCTTCCTTATCGAAGTTCCGCGCTCCCCCCACCTTATCTCCCGCCTCGATCACATTGCGGATACGCATTACTTCTTTCTTCTGGTCAGGTCCAGTAATGTCCGCATCCAGAGCTTCGTCGTAATACGCTTCAAACACCTGAATGCCCCGAACGGCTCCCGTGGGAAACAACCGCTTAAGTTCTGATCCGCATGGACAATACCGCTGATCATCTCTCTCCTCGTAAGAGACATTCATCTCCCTTACGCATCCACAGTCTCCACATGAGAAGTCATAGCTGGGCATTAGTACAGCATGAGGTCGTCGTCCTCGCCGGACTCTACCTCATGCAACTCCTTCTTTAGTCTGCGGATACGCATCTTCCGCTTGAGGTCACGATGCTCCTTCATCAGCTTGATCGCCTCCGGAGAATCGTCCTTCTTCACATTCTGGAGCTTGCGGCGAAGGATCTCCATCTTCAGCCCCAGATCCTCGCTCTTTCCATTGGAGACATCTCGCATCTCTTCCTTGATGCCCTCCATGGCCTCGTCTACAGAATGATCTTTTTTCATCTTATGGCCGGACCGACATTCGTCTGATCGCCCTGCAACGTCTTCTTGGTACCTGCCATCATACGTCTCTGAAGCTCCGCTTCGAGCTGCTGATCGGTCAAACTTGACATATTAGGCTGCTCGGAGCGCCTGACGTTTGCTCCACCGAACCGGCCACCGCCTCCCCCGGCTGATTGCCCATTCTGCGGGCGTGGCGTAACGCCTTGCTGCTGGCGCTGCATTTGATCCGCACGTGTTCTGTAATTCTGTCCATCCCAACCCAATTGTTCACCGCCCGGCGGCAGCGGCCGTTTTGGCTGGCGTGGCTGAGCGGCCATCCCGTTCCTTGCCGCAGAAGCCTGAGCTTGACCATTTTGCCGTCCACCCCAACCCAATGCTTCTAACTGCTGTGGGTTCAATGAACCCGGAGAGGGAAATGCTCCAGCGGGTCTCTTGCCCGCGTTGGGCGGCGATGGGAGTGACGTTCCGTTACCCTTAGCGCCCGCTGATCCCCGATCCGTAGGCACTGTAGGCCATGCGTGGTCACGCGGCACATTCTGCCCCCGATCCCCTCCGAACTGAATTCCAGATGGGGTCTCTGTCCTACCTTCAGGAATTTTCCCGCCAAGAGTGCCCGGCGGCGCATCTGTGGTGTTTCTGATTGAGACTCGGTCAAAAATGGATCGCGGTTCTCTGTCCCCATTGCCGTCCCCATTGCCGCCCCCATTGCCATTCTTGCTCGGCGCGAATGTGAACTCCTTCCCTTGAGGGATGTAGCCCGCTGATCCAAGGGCTTCACTACGATCCATGTCGCCGGGGCTGGGCGTCGGCCGCGATGGAGTTCTCAACCCTTCCTTGAGTCTCGGGTCCATCTTAAAGGTCGATTTCTGTTTCCTTGCGGGAACGTTTGCTCCACCGAACCGGCCACCGCCGGCTGTGGTATTTGCTTCGTTCTCTATCGTCGATACGGCTTCCTCGATCTCTTCTTCCGAGGGCTTCTCTTCCTTATTGAAGAGGTTTGCCAGCAGCCGCGCTCCAACCGCACTGAGGCCAAGCGTCATGAACGCCTGACCAAAACGATCCATGCCGCCTGACCTTCGCCTTGACGCGCCTTTTCTTCGTGCCATAATACCTATCTCATTGTTATGCGTTGGGTTGCGAGGGGAATCTCACAATCTGACTTAACTTAGTAGGCGACGGCAGCTTGCGCCTCTTCTTAGGCTTACGCCGTCTGTGCATCTGATCCCGCGTCGTGACTCGTTGCGGGCCAATCGTTTCCATTAATGTCGTGTCGCCGGGCATGGTCAGGGAGTCTGCGCTGCGCCGGCAATGCGAGCTGCATTCGGAGCAGGCTCACGGAATTGGCGCGGCATTGCAGCTCCTGTCGCCTGTCCGCCTTCTGTCTGTCGGAAAGCGGCCTGTGCCGCCGGCTCTCCATTGCCTCCGGCAGGACCACCACCGCCGGGGCCTCCTTCTCCGCCGGCACCTGCGGTGAGTTGATTGATCATCCCCTGCATAGCAGGATCGAGAGTCTCCTGATCGGCTTGCTGTGCAAGGCCGGGCAGGATCTCCTCCGGGTTCTGTTCATTGTACCCCCGCACGAGCAATCGGCGGGCGACAGCTTGAAGATTGGGTACGGATTGCGGTCCATAGAGCTGTTGAAAGACCGGGGCCAGCCCTGCCATCAGATTGAGCACGTCGGCCCACTGCTTACGCTCCAGTGCTTGCGCCTGCGCCTGCGAGGAGATGTCTATATTGAAATTGTACTCTCCCATGGAGATCTCGGGAGTTACCCCCGACCATTCCATTGCCGCCGGATGGATAAGGAAGAGTCTGTCGGGCTGGAATTGGGTGGTAAGCTGCCAGAACTTCCGGGCACAACTGATCTGGAACTCCGCCAGAAGGTTTCCCCGGCGCTGCTCACGGGCCGTAGTCCTGCGATCCGCAATACTGGACTCCGTAGCCGTATCATGGCCCTTGCCCACCGGTTGCGGGGTTCCCGCGGCCCGATCAAATAGGCTTTGGAGCTGATTGATAAATTGCCCGCGCTCTGCCGGTATCCGGCCGAACTCAATGGCCTGAATGGCGCGGCCCTCCGATCTGGCCAGCCCCTTTACCCCGAATGCCGTCATGTCGGGGGCGGTTCTCATCCCCTCGATATCTTCATTCTCGAACAGCTCGGAATCATAGATGAGCATGTTCTTCATCTTGCGGGTGACATTCAGTTCCGCATCCAAAGCCTCGTTCGTCAGAGCTTGGATGTTGTCCCCGCCCGCCATGCACAGCGACGGCTTGGTAAACCATGACTTCGGAGAGCTTTGGAAGCTCAACACCTCGCAGGGATAGTCCTCAATGCTGTCATAGGGCCACTCTTCCTCGAATCGGAGGACCTTATCATGCCCCTCGGCAAAGACAAACAGCACATTGCGCCTGCGATTGCGCGACACAGCGAAGTCCCGTGCCCAGACTTCGTATACGTCCACTAATCCGAAGTCGTTCTCCATATCTGTGAGGGAGGGGTCCTTTGGGGGCGCATCTTCCTGCGTAACGGTCGGCTCTAAGTCGTTGGTATTGCTGTAATTCGGATTTGCCCGGACATCATCTACGGTTTTCCGGGACTTAAAAGCAATCCACTTGGCATCGAGGAGACCGTCCTGTGCCGTGGGGTCCATGAAGAACATATCCGGAGGCCATCGCTGGCCAAACGGGGACTCCCAGTGAATGGAGGTATGAGTATCGGGCTGCGCCCGGTCCATCATCCGGCGATGGGCTTTAATGTTCTCATCGATAATGCGCTGGATTTCCGGGTCCATATCAGCGTCCGGAGCTGCCATGAATTGCGACTTGATTTCAATGTGCATATCATGGTTCTGCTCCTGCCGGACTGCTGTCGCCTGCCCGCCGATCAGACTCAGGAGATCACTCTCTACATCGTCGCCGAAATAGACGCCGGGTTCCTCTACGAATTCATGGACCCGCTGTTCCAGATCTGTTGTCCATCCGAGCTTCTTGACCCCATAGGGGGTGAGGAAGGCATCGAGCAGGATGCGCTCGTCCTGTCGCAGCTGCCCGGTCTCCTTATACCAATAGTTAGAGACAGCAGAAACCACAGGAGCGCCTTCTGCGCTTTCGGGACTCAGGGGGTTTACTGTGAAATGGGGGTGACGATCCAGCAGATTGGCTATGGACTGATCGATCCAGCCGAAGATGAGGTTCGCCCGAGTGCGGGACACAAGCTCCTCATTGTGGCGGGATTGGGCATCAGCCTCCCGATCTGTCGCCGCTTCATTTTCAAACTGATCAATCAGGCGATCAGCGGCGTCAAATGCGGGCTTAGCCATCTTGGCAGCATAGTCAATATGCCGCTGAAAGAACGCTATCCGATCCTTCTGAGAGGACGGAAAACCAGCCATACTTCCCTGTGCGAGCCGGGGAGGGCCTAAGACATTATAGCCGTGCTATATACGCCTGTCAAGTATATTTTTCATTTATACTGTCGCAGGATTACCTCGGCGCCCTCTTTCAAGAGCTGCAATTACGGCTTCATCTTCCGTAATGTCCCCATATGTAGGACCCACTACAATTCCTTCTCGCGGCTTTCGCCCGGTACGACGGCGTCGAATCTGATGTTTCCGTATATCTCCATAGGTCGTAGGAGATAGTTCCTCGTGGCCAATATAGCCGCTCTGCGTTCCTGTCGTCATCTGATCAAGGATGCGTCCGATTAATGCAAGCGCATCTACCTGATCATCGTTTGTTCCGGCAGGAAAACGACTGGCTTCGTACAGAAAAGAATCTGCCCATAACGCATCTTCGGGGATATACAGCTTGCCCATGGACATTCGCGCTTGAATGGCTCGTGCCCGAGTGCTCTTGTCTGAGGCTGACGAATATGCTTTGCGAAAACAATAAATACCCTCTTCCCGCATTCTTTTCGTCAGGAATGGCCCTACGCTTTTTTCAATTTGCCCGGCTTCCTCTGCCCACTGCAATGGCGACCATTCCCGCATTAAACGGAGCGCCTGTTCTACCCATTCGTCGGATTCTGTCTGCCCTCTCCATAAATCCAGCAGGTATATATCGTCATTCGGATCTACTCCGACTATCAGATGTACGGTATAATCGCCTCCTCCTGAGGATACTGCATAATCCGAGGAAGCGTATATCTGGAGATACTGTTCCTTATTGCCCCTATGCCGGGTCATCAGCTCTTTGTGATTATACGGCCGGAACCATTCCTTCTGGAAGAATGCACCTTCCTCCGTAATGGGCCTCTGTTGATATAGAGCCGACCACTCTCGCGGCCCATCGGTTGAAGTCAGCGCCTTCCTTGTCTGCTCCAGCACATTCGTCGGGTACCAGTCGGGCCAGAGCGGATCTCCGTAGGCCCTGCCAAGGGAATCGTTGTGCATGGCAAAGGCCGGCAGATCGATCAGTTCCCACTCCTCTCCCCCGGTTTCCATGTCTTGCAGGAGCCTTCCTACCAGATCATCATCGTGCCATCGCGTCTGAATGACCACAATACAGGCATCGGGCATCTGCCGGGTGTACAGTACGCTCCGGTACCATCCCCATAGCTGATCCCTGATGAGCTTGCTGTCTGCATCTACGCGGGATCGGATCGGGTCATCTACGACAATGAGATGAGCGCCACGTCCGGTAATCCCCGTTCCCACGCCGGCTGCGAGATAAGCGCCTCCCTGATCCGTATGCCATCGATTAGCCGCCTTGGCATCTGCTGCAAGATTTACCGGGAAGACATTCTGATAGGCGGGTTCATTGATCAGGTTACGCACAGATCGCCCGAAGTCACGGGCGAAATTCGCATTATAGGCCGCTGTAATGATCTGCCGGTCTGGATATTTCCCGAGATACCATGCCGGGAAATGGATGGTAGCAAGCTGACTCTTCCCGTGGCGGGGAGGAGCCTGTATGAGCAGACGCCGGATTTTCCTCTCCGCGATCCGCTCTAAGGCATCTGAAATGAACTTATGGTGCTCGCCGACCTTATAGGACGGCATGGTATACGTTACAAAATCAAGGAGTGCGCTCTTGGCCCGCTCCCTCTGTAGGAGTTCCTTGGCCGCTTCCTTCCTGTCGAGCATCCTTGCCCCTGCGAGTTATGTCTTTGAACATCTGCTGAATGATCTTCTGCTGCTGATGAAACAACTTTCCTAATTTCTTCCGCTCCGTCACCGGGGTCATTCCCACATTAGTCATCCAGTTGTAAGCATTCGACTTCTTGTTCCTTGCCCAGTATCCATATGTCTGCTTCCGGATGTCTTCCTCGGTAGGACTGGAAGCATCGAGTATCGCCGACTGCTTGCTGCCCAGCTCTGCCATTGCCTTGCGGGCATTCGCCTGCTGATCCACAAACTGCTTCGCCATCTTCATGGCCTCTTGGGGATCGTCTCCTTTCCCTACTTCCACTTCAATTTCCAAGATCTCCTCGCCATCTCCGATAAATTGCCCCAGATCTCTCGAATATTTGATCTTACTTATTCTTCCCATGCCGCCTCCGCTTCTTTTTGTTATCTATGGCGAAATGCTCGAAACAGTACTCGCTGCTTCCGGCTTTCATCTTCATGCATCGAGACTTTTCATTTATCCTCCATGAACAACGCTCATAATCAGGACGTAGATGTGTCTTCCAGTTCTGCTGATCCACCTCCGTCTTCATTATCTTTACGGTCTTCGAGTTGATCCCCTGCAAGGCTCTCTCCCTTTCGTTCTACAGTATACTCCGCCTCTACGATTTCTTTAAGCTGCTCTGTCGTCAGCTCCCTCGGCTGCATTTTATGAGTATGCTCTACCTTCCCTGACACCTGCCGGCTATCTCCCCACTTCTCCCGGCGCAGGCGGGTCAGAATCTTCCATCGTTCTTCCCGATGCTTCTGGGCATCGTCCCACAGCCCTTCTTCCAGCGTATCCAGTCGTTTATCCAGTACATCCTGCCACTTCTGCGCAAACTCCGCATCGACAGTGCGTACGCGATACAGATGATGGGTTTCAATGCTGGATCTCTCTGCGGCCTGAGTAACATTCATCGTTTTGGCCAGATGGCCCAGAAACGCATCCTGCTTCTCGGGACTCAGGTAGTCATAGGTATTATGGAGCGCCGGGATAAACTCCTCTCCCGGTCTCCGGGTTCTTGGCTTGGGCAGCTTTCCTGTCATTGGATATTCTATCAGGCTACTATATCGATATTCCCGCCCTTGCCTACTAAATGCACTGGCGGTTCTACTTGGTCTTGGCTGGGAATGGTTTTCTCCGCAGCCTTGAAGACTCGCGCATCTGCCGCGCTCACAAAATCAGCATATAGTCCCGCCCATGCCAGCATATTCTGCTCCAATTCCACGTACATCTCCTGCCTCCTTTGCCCTTGGACTGGGTTTTCCAAGCGCACTGCTTGACCATTTGCCGGGGATCGCAGCCAGCAATCCTCGTTGAAATCTTGATGATGCAGATGCCACATTTGATGGGGTTGAACAAGGTAGCCCTGCTTGCCTACGGCGACGTCGCCTAAAGTAGTGATTCATTGGTCAGT